ACAATTTCAGGCTTTCCATTAGGCGGATAATTGACCCTGACCGATTGACCATCTAGCGCGTGAGAAGCCTCGAGTAGTGCTGACTTTAAGTGCGCAGGGCATTCATGCTGCACTCGCTCACCGTCTGAAATAACGCCAGCAATACCCTGCAGAGTTGACGCCAGATTACTCAAATAATTTTTCATATCACTCAGCCTCCAACTTGATGCCAGCGGCGGCGCACGCATCTGAAAACACCGCAAAACATGACTTAACTGTATCCCTGTGGAATTGGTAAAACGCTTTGGCTACCCACGGAGAATACGCGCTTGGCTCTGGTGTAACTGGCAACTTAAAGGTGACGGTGCGGGACTCCAGTTCGGCGATGCGCTTACCACCATCTGCAATAACACCCTCATAGTATTCGCGCTGGGAGTCGATGCTCTGCTGCGCCTTCTCCAGCGCCTCTACCAGCTCCATGGTCTCCGCCGGGGAAAGATGCTCACCGCATTCAGCGTTGATTCTGGCTCTCTGCGCCAGTTCTTTGGTAATAGTGCTCATAGGTTAGTCCTCAGTATCCAGAGTACGCGCGGAGTGATGCTATTCTCGCGGTGATATCATTGATGATTTCCTCCACCACCTCTGCGTGCTCATGTTCATCACGCAAGACATCAAGGGCGCTGTCTATTTCACGTAGCATATCCTGCTGCCATTCAATATCTTCTGATTCTGGGATTTCGTATTTCATACTCACTCTCCTTTCCACTGCTGCCCATACGCATGGATGGCTTGCTCGAATCCAGCCTGATTATCTGTTTGCCCTAAACTGAAGCCATGCTGAAGACCATGCCGAAACGAGCTGTCTTGCAATTTATCGGCTGTTTCAAGCTTCGCCTCCAGCTCAGCAATCCGCTTGTCTTTGGCTTCCAGTTCATCCAGCAGCGCCAGCACGGTAGTGGGGTTTGCTGCGGAGTTCAACGCGTTCAAGGCAGTGATATCTGCATCAAGCTGAGTTCCTTCTGCGAGTGAGATGTCGAAAATATCGTCAGGCGGCATAACACTAAGGCGCTCATGTGCGCCAACTGCTGCCACAGCAATTTCACGTAATGCGCGTTTGTCGATGTTGCTCATTGGGCGGCCTCCTCAATGCGCTTAAATTCGATTACCCAGACCCAAGGGTTGTGCTTGAAGCTTTGATCCGGATAAATGCTGTCCCACAACTGGCGGAACCACAGCCATTTATCCATATCGCCGCCGAAAGGCGCAGGATTTGCCGGATAACCTTCTTTTCCCGCGTCGTCATTGCTGACGCTGGCTAAGCACTCAACCCGCACGCCGGTAATCTCCAATGTGATGCGACTGGCCCAGCGCGGCATGTGAATTGATGGACGCCATCTTCCTTCTTCCGGCCAGTCTCCAGGTGGCGTAGCTCGGTAAGCCATATCGTGGCTATCCTGGTCGATGTTGTAGCGTGCCCAAGTCTCCCGCACCCAGATGTGATTCCCGACCTGACCGAAAGGGCAGCGAAGAGCATCGTTGATCATGTCTGAAACGTGGATGCTTTGACCGGGCTCGTACATTACAGGTTGTGGCTTGATGATGCGCCGCGTCTGCGTCTTCCTGCCGTCGAGAATGGCGCGTACCATCTCGCCGTTGAAAATCATTCCGCGCTCTTTCATGACTGCACTCCTTTGCGAAGCTGGGCGGCGATATCTTCGAGAACGCCATCAGAGAATGAGCGGTCAAAATCGCCTTCCGGCGCATTAGCCATAAACTCAGTAGAGGTAAGAATCATCCTGGCAATATCCGCGGCGTTCTTTGCAGTATCATCAATAAAACCAGCTTCCCAGGCAGCCAGCATTCTGTTCGCCACAAAGTAAGCTCCCTCCTTGCGTGCTTCAGTCTTCACTTCAGCCAGGAAAGCGTCGGTGGCCGGGGTGTTGATTTCTGGCTTGGCATATACCGGCCAGCAATCAGTACCGTCGGAATTCTTGTGGCCAGCATCATCGTGAACATCAAGATACTCACCGCACGGGAGAGGGTCTTCCCATGTTGGCGGGATAGTGTGCCAGGATAGATAGGCTTGAGGCTTGTCAAACGCAGCCTTCAGCCCCGCATTCTCCGCAGCCAGCTCTGCGCATCTGGATTCAAGTGCGGCGTAGTCGTGATACTTCACCAGTGAGCCGTATAAGCTCTCAGTAACTTCTACTCTTCTGTTGACGCTTAAATTTACCGAATAACGTTTCACGCTCATACCCCTACCCTCCCCCAAACCATCAATACTCGCTTCATCGCCGCGCTATTGCGGCATTCCTGAAATATTCCGTTGGTGCAGCTGCGCGCGGTGCCGTCGTGCTCTTCCGGCGTCGCCAGGCGATAAGTCACCGTTCGCCAGACCTTGCTCACCCGGACAATCTTGCGGGCCCTCTCCAGATCGATGGCGTTCTTCGTGATGCAGTTGATGGTCATGCCGCACTCTGTGGCCACATCCTTCGCAGTGAAGGTGCGGTGCGTTTCGAGATAACGCAGAATTGCCTGTTTGCCTTTCATCAGAAGCCCCCTTTCTTTTTCGGCTGCTGCTCGCGCCCGCGGCGTTCTGCGGCGGCGGCCTGCTGGTCTGTGTCGTAAATTGCCCCGTTGATCTGGTTGCAATAAACCGTACCGGTACTGCCATGGCGGTTGAGCCGCAGGATTAACTCAGTTTCGCCCGGCGGCACGCTTTCATCGAAAGCACCTTCCCGGTGGATACCAACCCAGTAGTCGCAGTCCTGCTCAATCTGTCCTGTGTCGCGGGAATCGCTCGGTAACGGGCGTTTATTCACTCGCTTCTCCAGTTCGCGGTTGAGCTGAGTCAGCAGTACGACGACGCAGCCAAGCTCTTTAGCGAGGTTCTTCAACCCTTTGGTGATCATCCCGTAGGCAAGGTCATTACGGTCGGCTTTTTCGGCGGTCATCAGAGTCAGGTAGTCAACCAAAATCATTCCTACGCAGCCCTTCTCGCGCTTGATTCGGCGGCTTTCGCTAACGATGTGCGCCAGTGACAGGCCAGGAGTATCGTCGATGTACAGCATGTCGATTTCACTCAATCGCCCGGCGGTGGCGATCGCCTTCTTAAAGTCGCCGTCGTAATCGCCCTGGTACTGGTCATCGGCGTCATCCGTGGCTGGCATGTAAAAAATGCTCGGGTTAACTCCAGACTTCTGACCAACCAGTTTTTCGAGGATCTGGTCGCCCGGCATTTCGAGGCTGAACATCAGCGCTGGCTTTTTCTCACGAACCGCGCAGTTGATCGCCATCTGCCCGTACAAGGTTGTCTTGCCCATCTTTGGCCTTGCGCCAATTACGAACAGAGACCCTTTAACCAGACCTTTCGGCGCCAGCAGTCGGTCGAGCGACGGGATACCGGTACTCATTCCGCGCTGTTCGCCTGAAGGGTCAAATCGTTTCTCCAGATCCGCTACCCAGTCATCCATAACCTCGCCGAATGAACGCAAACCACGGCGGCTGCCGGTTTTTGAATGGTCTGCGAGCTGGGTGAAAATACCCTGAATGGCCTCGTACTTCTGCGTGGCGCTCATGCCGTTGCGGGAATACAGCAGCTCAGTAGCTTCGGTCAGTCGGCTGATGCCATAGCGCTCCATTGCGGCTTCGCGGACTGATGCAGCGTATGCCACGATGTTTGCAGCACTGGGAGTGTTCTTGGCGATCTCCGCAAGGTAAGCAAAGCCACCTACCTGCTCCGCGAGCCCCTTTCCTTCGAGCGCGTCGAACAATGTCAGACCATCGACTGGCTTGTTGTCGCGGAACATCTGGCGCATCTCGGCAAAAATCAGCTGGTGAGGTCGGCTGTAGAACGACTCAGGCTTGAGCATCGCCAGAACCTTCTGGACTCGCTCGCTGTTGTCATCATCCAGCAGCAGGCCACCGATAACGCTCTGCTCTGCTTCGAGGTTTTGTGGTACAGCCATGAAATCAGCGGTCATCACGATCCCCCTCGCGCACTTCGATGTAGAGCTTTTCGGTGAGGAACTTATCGAATTTCATGCGGCGCCAGGTCTTCCCTGATTTCTGGTCTGGTCGGTCTTCAAGCATCCAGCGGCAGTTCTGAGCAATGTAGCGCAGATAGCTTCTGAAACCGTCCATATCCATCGGCTTTCCGTCCAGGTTGCGAGCAATTTTGTTAGCCTTACCCCAGAAGGTGCGGATCAGATTGCGTCGCTCATCAGTGAGGCATCTCCATCCCCGTGCTTCAGGCAGTTCGTCTTTCAGGCATTGCCATACTTCATCGCATGACAAACGTGACTTTTTCTCTTCAGCGGGTTTCTGGTCATTTGCGACATACTTACTACCGTTAGGTAGTAAGTTATTTAATATATTGTTATCTGTGGACACTGGCTGGACATCGGCTGGACACTCCACCTCCACAGGCATTGATATAACTGCGTTTGCGCTGGACACTGGCTGGACATCGGCTGGACAAAAATTTGACTGATATTCGTCATATTTGACCACTTTTAGAACAGTAAAACGGTTGTTCGATTTGGTGGTGATCATGCCCAGGTTCTGGAATTTACGGAGCAGTGATTTAACGCGATCAGCGGTCAAACCCGTTTCCATTGCCAGTGTATTACGACCTGTAATGAACTCTCCGCGTTCGCAGATCACATCGCCAACATCAGTAGATACCAGTGTCTGTTCGTGATTAGCGCGCAGGAGCAGGTGAACCCATAAATGAGCCGCCTCAGCGTCCTTGTAGAACGGCACATCCATAATTTTACGGTGCAGCAAGGCAAACCCCTTACCGTCATTCGTGCGCGGTTTCTGGAGCCTTCTGGCCTCTCTGGCTTCGGCTAAATTGGATACGTTACCCACGGCCACTCTCCTTACGTTTCAGTTCTTCCAGGATGGCGCGCATCTTCTCTGCCACAATCGGATTAACCGAGCGGATGAAGCGGTCGCGGGTTATGTTTTTATGTACAGCGGTATGGTAATAGCGTGGATTTTTTGCCATTATTCCTCCTGCAACTACTGTCGTTTTTGCACCTGAAAGCCGTTGGTGTTACAGCACCGCGGCTTTCTCTCCAATCCCAATAAATCCTTCATGCCTTGTCCTTTTGGCTTCCAGATAGCATTCAATTGCATCCTGTTTTTCTATGAACTCTCCCAGCTGAACCATCCTCCCATTCACTGAAATTCGAGCAGCCCATTTACGATTAGCTTTGACATACAAGACCCCGGGATGCCCGCTGGTGTTGTGCTTTGGTATTCTGGAGTTCTGCATATTTACCGCATGAGAAACCAGGCGAAGATTTACCCATCTGTTGTCCGCTCGATCACCATTGATATGGTCGACCTCTAAATCGGCCGGAGGTAATTTTCCCGTCATGAAAAAGAAAGCTAATCTGTGGGCCTGAAAACACATGCCGAATAGCGCGATACGCACATAACCCTGCTTATTCACGGTCCCAGCAACCTCACCTACTTTCGAACGGTTATTGGTTGACTTAACCCTGATGAATGCACCGGTATCAGGCTCATAGGTTAAAAAATCAGGGATTTTCCTCAGATTTTGCTCTGAAAAATTTTTAATCTCGTTCATGCTTCAAAATCTCCCTTCACTCC